CTCAGAAATTTGCGTGTTTTCTACGTTTGGATTAGCATTTTCCCACGCGACACCACCGCGCTTGAGACCTAGCGTGCCCCAGGTGAGTATCTGCGCAAATCGATACGGCGCGGTCGTGCCTGCCCAGCCATAAAATCCTGCCATATAATGATCTTTAATGCGTGCTGGACTAAGCTGATAATTGTACGCAGCCACGTGACCAGCGACGTAGTTGTAACCGAGATAGGCCAGATCAGAACTGAAGTTAGCACCGTCGTAGGAGTAACGACCGGGACCGAGTGTCAGTGCTTTGACTTGCGCGGGGACAGTCACCTGAGTGACGCCTTTGGCCACTCCATTGATGTATGTTGTTGCGTTGACGGTACCACGCACGCTGCCCGCAGGTATAGTAACAGCGACGTGCACAGGATTGCCATTGAACGGGATGTCCCACTGATTGTTGCCGATGCCATCTGTTCGCAGATATGTTGTTGCCGTGACAGCAGTGGAGCTGCTGCCCAGCCACACATTGAGAGCGTATCCGTTGACGCCGAATGTGTTGGCCCACGTCGATGGCACGCCGTAGACGGTGAGCAGAGAAGTCTGGAATCCAGGTGAATCAAAGCTGAACCAGAATTCGTATGTCGCGCCACCTGAGCCTGTATTCCAGTTCGGCAGATTGTAGTCCTGATACACCATTCCCGGACCGCGTTCATTGCCGCCCTGTGCCTGGTAATCAGTGGTGCCCATCGCCGTATTTTCATCGCCTAGCAGATTGAGCGCCTGCCCGGTGTTAACCTCCAGCTGATTGCCATCACCGTACACACCTGTGCGATTATTATTGCGAGCGTAGTTGATAGCGATGAAGCCATTAGCGTCTGCCGGAACGTAGTAGGCACTCTGGAAGTAATAAGGAATCGCAGGAGTCGCGCCAGACACGGATGTATTGTACTGCTCATTGCAGGGGAAGTAGGCTTCCGGATTGTCAACCAGCACTTCACCTTGCATGCAGCTGAACATGTTGCTGGATGCTGCTGCACCGAGAGCATCCACGGCTACCATGTTGCTGAATCCCCACTGCGGCATGTCTGGCCAGGCTTGCGGCCAGCGTTCCACGTAACCGTAGCCGATGCCGTACTGAATGCCCTGCCACCAGGCGGTCACGCGCACAGGAGTGTTGAGTCGCACGAGCCCGGTCTGCACAAAGTTAGTGCCCCACACCAGCGCAGCTTCATCCACATACATGAGCTGTGCTGTGGTAGGCGTGCCTTCCATCTGCACAATACACTGCGCATACGCTGCGCCTGCGACCGCTGCGTACGTCTCACTGAGTGCATTCCAGCCCGCTGTGGTGACAACACCAGCAACAAAACTGGAGCTGATGTAGCTGTGACTGGCATTGTACCAGTTGATGCCGAGCTGCACACCACCGCTGAAGCCAGTGGGGATGTTCACCTGTGCGCAGAGCGTATAGGTGTAATTCTGGTTGATGGGCACCATTTCGCTCTGTATGCCCGGATTAGCGGTACTGCCGTTAGGCGTCACCAAGCAGGAATATGTACCACTGAACACTTGCGTCGTGGATTGCGCAGCAGTGGCACCGTCTATTGCCGTCCACGGTGCGAGTCCTAGCTCAAACGACATGTTCGTGTTGAGCGCATTGGAATAGTACGGACTTGCGGTGTATCCGGGTGTGAACGCACCATCCACATTGTTGATCCGGAAGTCAAGTTCACCTGCTTCCTCCTGATCCAGCTCATACTGCCTGCCGCGTGTGATGGTGATGTTGATGTCACTCCCGCCACCCATGCAGCGCGTGCTGATATCAGTCCAGACGATGTTCTCCACAGCCCAGGTGTAGTCAACAGACTGAGACGCATCTCCTGGCAGCGCGCCGAACGCTGCCTCTACCACAACACGCGGTGCCTGTGGTGTGAGCTGCGGTGGCGGACTGGCTGTGGCACTGATGGTGCACAGCAGTCCAGACAGATTAGCCTGTATGCCAGTGGTGATGCTAGTCGCCAGATTGGTAGCAGATGGCACCGCGTCCAGCCAGTATGGGAATATTTTGCAGCCGGTGCTGTCTGCGCCTGCGTTACTGCTGGTAGCCAGCGCTGTCCAGCCTGCGGGTGCAGACGTCACGGTATTTGTGGATATCGCCGCATTCAGCAGCAGGAATGCAATATCAGCTTCGTCAGTTGTCCCGGCATAGTTGAGCGTGAAGGCGTAATCATTGAACGTGGCATTCGTGAAGTCCACCTGCACAGCATTGGGCATATTTGCTATTTCTGCAATGTTGTAGGTGAGCGCGGATGCCCATCCAGTGAGTGACACAGAAATCCAGCCGTTACCTCCAGCGACTTTAAGCGCCTGCGCATTGGGACACACCCAGATAGCGCAGCGTGAGCCATATCCGGCAGAACTGGTGATGCCAATCTGCCGCCACAAATTCCCCGCACTGTCTGTCACATTCACAGCCGGAATGACGCTGCTGACGATGTTGGCTGTATACACTTCCCAGCCGATAAATGCGACGAGGAAGTTGCCTGCCGTGTTGTTGAAGGAAATGCTGTCCAGTCCATAGTCATTGCTGGTGCCGCCCTGCACCTGCTGCACGACAGATGGTGTGACGGGCATCACGCCGCCGCCACCGCCTAGTCCGCCCGGCGGGAACACACCAGGTGAGGCGATGCCGGGGACAGCACTGAAAGTCGGCATTGGCGTCTACCCCGGTTCGAACATATAGTAAGCGACGGTACTGGTGTCTGTGTTGACGGTTGACTTCAGAGCAAAGCTGGTACCGGCAGTGACCGCAGACACAAAAGCTGCACCTGGTGTGCCACCTGGTGTATTCATCGCGAGATTAATCCGGGAGTTCGCTGTGACCGATGAGTTGGTGACCACAACAGCCGTGGTGCCGTTGAGCGTGGCCGTCCCGGACTTCCAGTTGGCGGGTGTGACAGGAGTCGGACCGCTGCTGTCCCCCGTTGCGTAGCTCATACCCGGTCCCACTTGCAGACGAGCAGGTACACCAGCAAGCTTGACAGCACCCGTGTTGCCAATCAGACGAGCACCGTCAATGTCCAGCCAGACTCCTGTGCCATTCAGATTCAAGCCGTATGCGGGACCAACGCCATTGGCGGCAGTCGTCGCAGTTGTCTGCAGACCGCGCACAATCACCTGGAAGTTTAGATTGCCAGCAGCAGTCTGATTGATGGCAAATCCTGCCCAGGACGCGGGAGTGGCATTGTTACCGTCACGATGGAAGCTGCATCCGGTCATGACAACGGTCGTACTGCCTGTCGTCGCATCGATAAAAAAGCCGTGCTCAAAATTTGCGTCCGTACTGCATCCAGTGAATGTGACTTGCGGACAGCCGTAGCCAGCGACGCTTAGCCACGCGCCGGTCAGATGGAATCCGTGACCGTTCGACCATTCAGCGCGGCAATCTGTCCAGTGCGAGTTGTCACAGCTGGTGATGGCCCAGCCGTCTCCATTATTACCCTCACACAGCACATCCTGCCAGGTGGTGTCTGCCATAAAGTTGAGATTGATGCCACCCGCATTGTTCTTCCACACCTCACAGTGCAGCACGCGCCAGGTGCCGGGCGTATTGATGGTGAATCCGGCAGGTGCCGATGGATCTGCTGCGGTGTTGATGCCCCAGCCCGTGCAGCGCATCACATAGACATTTTCCAGCAGAGTATCAGCCACAGCGCCATATCCCATGATGCCGTCTGCTGTCGCCACTAGATTCACGCCATTGACGCATAGATCCTTGAGGATGGGTCCTTCTGTGATATAGTGAGTGGGAGCATAGATCAGCAGGACCGCCGCAGCGACAGCTGCGCCTTGTGCCCACGCGGCCACCGGCTGGATGACGGCACCACTAGGCGGTGTGGGTGGTGTGGACTGAAATCCCGTGGGACTGGTGGCACTGTTACCGTAACCGCCGTTGTAGCTGCCCCAGTTGAAGGAGCTGTCTGTCCCCTGGAGGACCACTCGTCTGCCGAGCAGAATAGGTGCATTAGTGTAGAAAATACCGGAGGCCAGGAAGACGGTACCACCTGCCGTCGTGTTGGTGATAGCGGTGTTGATGGCAGCAGTGTCCGTGGCACCACTGGTGTCACCAGATGGATAGAGTGTGGTAACATTGGTGTTGGCGGTGGTCATGACGGTGCTGAGACTGCCTGCTGTCACCACCTGGATGATGGTAAAACCACCCGCGTGCGTGACGGGTGTGGTGCTTTCTGCACCGCGTGTTACCGTCCAGGTGGTGCCGCTGACGTTAGTGACGGCAATAATTTCAGTGGTAGCAGCCGAGTCAATGATATGGAACTGTGAGCCGGTGGTGCTGCTGGCAGCGGGAAATCCTGTAGAAGAACCTACCGTCCAGGTTTCCACCGTCCCGGACACCGGAGCAGTTTTGCTGGCAGCGACTGTGGTCGTCGGCTGATTCTTATTGTAGATTTCGATTGCCACAACTGCTCCTAAGACGGCTTCAGCAAGCCGGTGACCTTACCACTGTTACGGATGCCGTAGCGAGCACCCTCCGACACGAGTGATGGGAGAATAGCCTTAGCGATTTCGCGTCCGCCAACTTCCAGATGCACGTGGATGGGACTGCCGCCGCCACTGGAGATGGCGGGAGCTGACAGAGATGGCCAGCCGACGACGCCACCGTCTGCAAAGCCAGGAACGCCATGTGACTTCAGGAACGGAGCGACGGCAGCGGTGAGATGCTTAGGCACAACGGCTTCGCCACCTTCCAGCAGTGCGAGATGAGTGTCGCCACCGCCATAGCCAGGCACTCGATATCCAGATGCGTGTGGACTAGCGAGAGCGCCCGCGCTGATCTGATAGGTAGACACGCCTTCTTGGATGCTGATGTACTTTGTTGAAGGGATACCAGCGACTGCTGCCGCCACGCCTTCAGCAGCGTACATTGCTTCTGTCATGCTACGTGCGCTGGTCTGCATCGCTCCGGCCTGCTGATTCGCGGCATTCCCGCTCTTGATGAGCGCAGTTGCTGTCCTGTACGCTTGCTGTTCCAGATAGGCTGCCTGCTGCTTAGTGAGACCCTGCTGAATACCCAGCTGATAAATCATGCTGGCAGTGGAGGATGCATTGTAGCCGTCGCGCACCAGCTGTGTGGTAAGAGCACTGGTGGCATTGGAAACAGCCTGTGACTGCGGGACGTTATTCTTCAGTGCCTTGCTGAAATTTTCTGTGTCCTGTGTCACCGCAGCCAGCGCTCCAGAACCAGTGATGATAGCCTGAGACACATCACCACGTAGCGTCTGGCTGAACTGCTGTGCCTGTGTGTTCACGTTACTGAGTGCAACAGTCGCCGCGCCGAGCATAGAATTGTACTGACTTTGCGAGACCTTATTCTGATTCACCCAGCTGCTCAGCGCCTGATAGTTCTGCGCTAGTGATTTGGATGCATCGTAGGCGGGACCGCCCTGCTCTTGAGCGATAAGCATTGTTTCTGCGGTTGCCGCCTGACTGTTCTTGATGTACGGCAGGAATGCTCCGGCCGTGGTAGCAGTCGCCTGTGTGAGCTGCTTGCCGGACGCTGCACCTGATGCTGCGGCAGTTCTCCACCAGTCCAGGTTTGTGTTCGCCTGCGTGATGGATGCGTCAAAGCTCTGCCATACCTGAGCTGATATACCGCTGAATGACGTCAGAGCCTGGCTGATCTGCTTGACACCTATCGCAGTCTTGCCACTGAAGGCTGTGATTTTACTGCCGACAATACCAGCAGTGTTCCCCATTTGCTGGAGATCATCATTAAAACTAGCCCAGGCTTGCGTGCCGCCGACCGCGTTGGCGGTGAACTGATCCCATGCCTGATTCAGCTGACTGACCTTTGAATCCTGCAAGCCAATCTGGGTGTTCACGGCGTCGATGTTGTTTCCCAGAGCACCAGCGCTGCCAGACATAGCGCGATAACCTGCAAGATAGTTGTCTATTTGCTGGAGCGCAACAGCACTGATCTGACCGTTTTTCTGGAACATCGTTCCGACTTTGACACCAGCTAGATCTGCTGCTTCAAATGCCGCAGGGAGACTAATACCAAAGTGGCTGGATATCTTTTCGCCAGCATTGATGATGTCGATAGATTGACCAATCATCTTCTGGGATGCGCTTGAATACGTGTTGTACGCACTGACTGCCGTTCCGACTGAGCCAGCGAGTCCCTTAAATGAGCCGCCACTAGCAGTTATCTGCGATGAAACATGATCAGTAGTCACACCAGTTTGCTGCATCTTAGTCTGCAGCTGAGTAAGACTGGAGCCAATCTTTGTGAATCCATCAGTCACATCAGATGAATTGATGGCGTTCTGCAAACCATCAGCGAACTGCTGCGCGGCAGTCCGGGTAGTCGCGAGCTTGATGGTGAGCAGCGCTAGGCCCGCGATAGCCCCCATGATGACCCAGCCCCACGGGCCGGACAGCGCCTCGGCGGCAGACGCGATGCCGCCACCCATGGTTTCTATGGCAGTGGCAGCAGCCGTACCCGCACTGCCGAGTGCGCCGATCTTCCCGACGAAACCCCCGATACCCATGACCAGGTTGGCAAATTTCCCGAGCATCGAACCCAGCACATTCGACAGCAGGCCGCCCCAGCGCCAGGCTTCCTCGATACCCATAGCGACAGTGATCAGGTTCCCGCCGAAGTTGTACCAGGCGGGATTCGTGAGGATTTTAAGCAGATTAGCAAATCCAGCCAGTGCACCAAGCAGCACTTCCGCCAGACCAGGCATCTCATTAGCGACATTGGCGATAAAATGCCCAAGATTACCGAATACCTGACCAAATCCCGTAAGATCCGCTGTACCTTTGGCCACCAAGCCAGTGAGCGTGTCACCAAACGCACTCTGTAGCTCGGTATCGAATAGAGCGATCCAGCGATCGATGACGCCAATAACATCAGTGCCCATGCTGACGAAATTGCCGCCACGTGCATTAACAGCAGCAATCGCTCCGCCGAGCGCTTCCCATATCATGGGATCAGCAGCATCCTGGGCATCCTGGAGTTTAGTGCCCATACCATAAATCTGCCCGCCGGTGACGTTGAATGCATCACCGAGCGATTCTGTGACGGTGTATCCAGATTGCAGACGATTAAAGACTTCATTAGCGCCTTGCAATGCGACAGCTGCCGCACCACCCAGAGCAATCATTGCTGGGATAGCCACTGCCAGAAACTCCATCGTTCCCATAACGACCCAGTGGATAACCGTTCCCCAGCGTGACCAGAACCCTGTAGTAACACTTACGTAACGACCGGAAGTCCTGGCAGCATTCCCAGCTGCATTTGCTGCTGATGTGGCTGCTGTAGATGCTGAAGCAGTAGCGATGAGTCCAAGAGCGGCCTCAAATGCCGCGTCACGTTCCTCATCAAATGCTTTCGCAGCCATCTCTTTAGCAAAAGCCAGAGCGGTGTTACTGTCTGTGGCTCCTTTTGCAGCAGTAGATTCCATTTCTATAGCTGCTGCTGCTTCTGTAGCAGCCGGAAAAATATCTGTAAGACCATCACGCACAGCTCGAATTGGAATAGTGGCGTCAGTGGCGGTCGCTTCCAGATTCCGCCATTCGTCAGCAGTAACAGCGGAACCCGCAGCGGCCTGCAAAGCGTCCTCATCGACTTGACGAAGAATCCTGCCGAGTTCCTCAAGTGACGCACCATCTTCTTGAGCGGCTGCCGCAGCCTCAAACAGAGCCGAATTCAGCTGATATGCCTCATTGCGAGCTGTCTCTTCAGCATTGGAAAATTCGTGTACCTCAGCAGCCGCCTCTACAGAAAACGCTCCGTAGTCACGGATACCATCAGCTGCTGAGTGAACAGCCGCGCCGGTTTCGAGTGCACTTACTCCGACGTGATCGAGTTCTTCTGCGTAGGCATGCGATACCTCAGTAGCTTCAGCAGCATCTTCTGCTTCGTTATGCAGGGCAGCAGCTGTCGCCTCAATACCAGCGATACCTTCAGCATTGCCTCCTCCCATGACATTGCTGAGCATGTCACCAGCAGTCAGCTCAGGAAGTCCATGCGTTTCAATAGCGACGTCGATGGTCTTGTGATCTGGCAGTGTGTCGAGTGCGACTTGCAGTTCCTCGACCTTCCCAATAACGCGATCGCACTCATCAGCACACGCCTGGAATGCCTCGATGAGACCGTCAATTTCCTCAATCGCACGGAGTGTATTGACGATGATGTCTTGCTCAATTGGCGGCAGATCAGGCATTTCCTACCACGTCCCCATCCACTCATCCACCCAGCTGATAAATGTCTCTGCTGCAACACGATTAAGTGAACCGTCCGCGACGAGCTGATCCGTCGTCAGGGCCATGTAGGGACGCGGAGGCAATTCCACAATACGCGGGAAGTAGTCCACACCGTCAGTGATGAAGTGCAGAGTGTGAGGTCGTTTGCCCTTGGCACCCAGTCCGGGATTCGCCCAGATCAGACCGCCTTCCTCCTGAATATTCGCGTAAATGGTGTGCGGAGCCACGACAGCCATCGCGTACTCATCACCGGGGAACACAGTGTCAGTGATAGACGCAGCCAGGGTACCGGTCATGGTCGCTGGAAATCCGCCGGGGGCAGAAGGCGTCCGCGTGCCAACGCCGTGTTCCAGGCGACGCAGATTGGACTTTACGGTGTCTGAATACTTCTTGCCCATAGCCGTAGCGACTTCGGGAGCGACTTCCGGAAACTCAGCGCGCATTCGCACGTAACCGGCGATGGCTTCCGGGAATGTCACCATGTAAGTCGCCCCCTTTCATTACAATCGCTGAATGCCTGGTCTGCTGTTGTGCGCTTGCTGCGCGTTCTGCTTCATCCGCTGCGCTTCATGCTTCGCAGTAGCGACAATAGGTATCCAGTCCAGACTGTCCAGCGGCAGCTCGGCAACCTGGTCGGGCGTCCACTGAAAGTTTTCCGCGAACCAGACTTCCGTCAGCATTCTGCGCGGCATGTCCTCCGGTACTGTTCCGCTTTTCCCGGACGAAAAAAAATAAGCGGTCAGCGACCTGACCGCTTCGTTCGATTTGGGTTTGCATTCGCCGCCGCACTAAAGGACACCTTCTCCATGAGAGGCTCTACCGCTTTGGTCAATGCATCATAATCATCTAGATCCAGAGTGTCACCGATGATGTCGTCCCCCGCAATGTTCTGGGAGGGGATGGGGACGCCTTCGAAGCTCCAGCTGGTGATCACTCGTCCCAGCAGTGCGTTCCGCATGCTGTTCTGGATGCCGCCAGTGAAGAGCTGCACGCCATCTTCGATCTGAAGACGAATGCTGTCCTGCACGGCGAACTTGTCTGCCGCCTTGAGCCTATCGCGCAGCTCTACCCAGCCACCGCTGGGGAGTTCAACTCTCATTCGCGTCTCCTATGTGGTACGATAGATGGTCTATGGATGATGATACCGAAGTTTGGCGCGATGTGCCAACATGGGAAGGCTACTATCAGGTATCAAATATCGGTCAGATACGGAGCGTCGACAGAACTATCCTTCGCAGCAACGGCGCATCCATCACGTTCACGAACAAGTCAGGTGGTACTAGTCGCATGTGTCGCATGTGCGGTAACGAGAGAATGCGACGCAAAAGAGCTAAGTGACTCACCTTGATCTAGTATGTCGGGACGTAGTTGACCAAGGTGAAGGTACCTGGGGCCAGTCCTCCAGATCCCCCTACGTTCGTGCTATTAGCGACGGCGTCCCAGCTCGTGTCGTATCCGATCAAGACCGCATTCCTAGTCGGTTTCGATTTTGTGAAGGCCGTAACCTGGGAATTATAGGTGATAGATGCCGCAGCTGAGCCGCCCAGCCCGTTTGAGAGGTTTATCTGAAGCTGCGGCTGCGTGTTTTGAAGCATCAGATTCAGCGGACTGTCATCACTAGGCACCGTGAAGTTCATGCCGCCACTGATGCTGAGCGGACCGCGTGCGATGATGTACGGTGTCTGCGCACCTTGATCCGTCCAGTAGACCTGTAGCTGACGCTTCACGTTGAGCGTGTACTCACCGACATCGTACACCTGATTCAACGCTGCCGTGCCACCGATGAACACGGTGCTGCGCCAGTTGGCCACCGGAATTGTGGTGCTGATTGCCTTGGTGGCAGTGCCCGAGGGAATCACAGACGGCCAGCTGTTGCCAGTGATCTTGATGTCCATCAGCTGTTCGCTGTTGCCTGTGATGTCAAAGGCAGACAGACAGGCGCTCGGATAGGCACGTGCGCCAAAGGCGTTCGCGTAGGTGCCAGTCGTGATGATGTTGGTGTTGTCCGTGATGGTATGTGTGGGCGGCTGAGCGCCCTGGATGCCGCCGTAGCCGAGACCCTGATTCAGCAGTGCGAATGTATGCGTGAAGGGACCGCCCACGGTGAACACGGTGCCGCTTGCACCGTGAGCAAAACGCAGATAGTTGCCGCCGAAGATGAGCGTGGACGCTGCGGTGCCGGTCAATGTCACTACTTCAGCGACGGAGCCCGTGTCAATCTGCACATTCTGACCGATGGCAAATCCGGTGACAGCGCCGACCGTAATCTGCGTCGCGCCAACCGCAGGCGAGCCGCTGAAGCTGGTAGCTGCTGTGCCATTAGAAGTACCGACAGTTGACAAATCTCCGAAGATGTTGTCCAGGAAAAACCCGTACGTGTCCAGGAAGTTGGGACCACCAAAGCTGAAGCTGGCATCCGCCGGACCGAGAATTTCGTTGTACAGCAGCGCCATATTGCCGCGCAACGCCTCGTCCGGGAGGAACTTAGGCATGTCTTCCGGACTGTACGACTTCGCATCCATGGGGATGGTGTTGGTCGGCAGCACAGCCGTACCGGCAAACGCCTCGCGACCAACGCCCAGCCAGGAACGTGAAGCGGGATAAACGGCGGTCGGAGTGGTACCGACAACGGGATTAACCACTAGTCTCTACCCTCTCATCGGTAGGAGTAACAACGTCCGCCGCCTTTACGGCGTCCTTTTTTACTTCTTTGCTGGTAGTAGGCACAAGGACAGTCCAGCGTCCATCATCCGGGATCGCGGCAATGTTACCGTTACATGCGCGTACGTCGTAGCTCTCACCAGGCACGGCTACCAGCGTCGTATTGGTACTCAAATCAACATGATCCGGATAGATGAGAACGTAGTCACCGTTGTACGTGGCAGACACACTCAGCTCCTATGCGTGCAGAATTTCCGTGACGCGACAGGTGATGAGAGCGTCATATCTGTTGTACGCTTCATCTTTTGTTGCGCGAACACCTATTTTGTAGCCCATAATTTCACCGACATCGATGAGCTGTGAATTCACCAGTGTGTACGGATCCACCACCACCGCAGGATCATCCGATGTGCGGAGCGCCCACATCACCGCGTCTACCATCCCAGGGAACCAGGTGTCAGCATCTTTGTCGTCGCTCGCACTAAACCACACCAGATAAACGTCCATGGTGTGGAGAATAGGTTTTGTGCCCGCTTGCGTGTTGACGCCTGTGTTACGCGGAATCGCGCCACCTTCAGAGCCTTGACGAGATTCCGCTCCCTCCGTTGGCCAGATAAACGCCGCTGGATCGGTATAGTCAGTCAGCGGATCGGGCGGAGTGATGTACGCATCAAGCGAATAGT